AAAGGCAGTCAAGGCAAATCATTACTTTATTCATTTGCTTCCTCCAATCAAAGTGGTGGGGCAGGGGACCAAAGTCCCCCACCCCACCGAATCAGGACCCAGCGTATTGCTTAGCCCAGTTGTGCATCCGGTCAATGTGCGAACCAGGCTTCACCTCACCCGTATAACGGGCAACCAAGGTGTAACCGTATCCGTACAACTTGCCAGAGAGAGTGCGACCCTGGAACCATTCCCGGTCCGCAAAGACCGTAGCATGACTCCCAGCCCAACGAAACAGGTAAGCGGACCCGTTTTGGATAAGACCAACACGGTAGGCTTCACCCTCATCGTATTCAGTTCTGGGCTCCAAGGGGTAACGGTAGAAAATATCGTTAGCCTTGAGTCGCACGTTGTAACCATCCCAGCCGAACTGGACAGGCTCGACCAGCTCCACTCTGGGACGGGGTTCAAACAACAAGGTATGGGCTACAGTTCCCTCAGCGGGTAACCCATCCTCAGTCGTGAACTTGTGCTTCATCAGATTCTCCAATCAGTTAGTGTGAACCCACTCGCAAGTTGTCACGAGCAAGTGGTCGTAATCACCAGAGGTAGCTTCCGCAAGGTAAGTGTCAATCTCACCGGTGGGAACACCGGCACGACGCATTGCCTTTTGGACACGACCAAGGATGGAAAAAGCGTTACCGTCTTCACCAACCAGGTCTACCTCAACTTCAGGATATTTGACATCAATCATTTGATTCTCCATTCTTCTGATTAGGTAGGACTGACTAGCCAGCAGGATGGCTCGCCGTAGGTCAAACGGGTATCTCACGGAACACGCCGCATTCGGCACATTCCGTAATCTCCACGTCACAACCTTCAGAGCAGATATCGTCATAGCGATATCCGGTGGGCGAATCGCAGTTCAAACAGTAGTCGGTAAATGTACCGTCATCTGTTTCGTTTGCGACAGGCAACTTACGGAAGCGGTTGCGGATATGAGAATGTGTAGTCATTATCCGAACTCCACTTCCAGGTCAGCCTCAAGACCACGAATCTCAAGGACCAGGTTGTCGCAACGCATCTCGAATATGCCTTCATTCTCAGCACGGTTCAAGTGGTTAGAATCATCCTGAACATTGACAACCTTGCCATCCAGACTAGTCATCCAGATGTAAAGTGTCTCAGTAGGGTCATCCTTGTGGCTCGCAAGCTTGAAGCAAGCGTTACCAATCAAGCGCTCATCCCGGTAGACCTTGCGAGCACGTCGCAGGTCGGTAGCAGGAACTTCAGTTCCCACTGGGATGTAGTAAGGTTTCCAATCGCCAAGCGGTTTGAATATAGTAGCCATAGTAGCCACCTCCAGTTTCATTCGGACCAGCAAGCCAGTCAGGGTAGATACGAGAAGCGAGCCATCCAGCAGGCCAGTCAGTCATTCAGTCACTCTGTAGTTGTCAGTATTCATTCGCAGTCACTCGGTCAGTAGCTTCACTGTCACTTCCACTAGCCAGGAGCAACGCGGTCCCTTAAGTCTAGCCTTAAAGAGAGATTCTGTCTAGTCCCCTAGACACCGCGTTTCTAGCGGGCTCTGGAGATACACTTGTAGCAAGGGACTGGATGGTTTCGACAGGGATGGAAACCGCGCAAGCGACCACGCCTGGACCTGGGTTCGATTCCCAGCAGTTCCACTAAAAGCTGATACCCTAGATATGTCGGAATCGTGAGTGTGCTCTGCCGACCAGCGTCAGTGAGTGGAACCACCCTGGGCAAACCAAATACACATCTAACATTGGAGACACATGTCTGAGTTCGTAAAGACTCAGCAGGAAGCACGCGCCAACCTGACGATGCAGATTCGTGACGTTATCGAATCAGCAGAGCAGGCTAACCGTGGACTCGATTCTGCTGAGATTGAGAAGATTGACCGCATTGAGGCTGACATCCGCCGTGCCGATGAAGCCATTGAGGTCGCAAAGCGCAACGAGGAGCGTACCCTGGAGGTTGCTGAGGCATCCGCTGGATTCGCACCTGCCGAGCGTAGTGAAGACCGTTCAGCAGAGGCTATCCTGCGCGGAATCGGTCTGGGAGAAGTGCGTGACCACACATTCGCGGCTGAAAAGCGTGCGACCCTGGTCCCGTCCGCTAACACCGTGCCTAAGTCATTCTTTGACCAGGTATTCGATGTAGCGCGTCTGGTTGGACCGATGCTCGATGGAGGCGTTTCTGACGTTATCCGTACCGCATCCGGTGAAGACCTCACTATCCCAACCCTGACCGCCTACAGCGCCGCAACCCTCAAGGCTGCCGGAACTGCCCTGGATGAGTCAGAGCCCACCTACGCTAGCATCACGCTTGGCGCTTACAAGTATGGTCTGTTGATTCCCGTTGCTTCTGAGCTTATCTCTGACGCCGGATTCGACATTGAGGCTCACTTGGCAGGTCAGGCTGGTAACGGTATCGGTACTGCTGTGAACGCCGCACTCACCACGGGTGACGGTTCTTCAAAGCCCAACGGTATCGTGACTGCTTCGTCTGAGGGTGTCGTGGGTGGAACCGGCGTGACCGGTGCCTTCACCGCTGACAACCTGATTGACCTGGCTTACAACGGTGTTGATGGTCTCGTTCGCCGTCTGCCCGGAACTGGCTTCATGGCTTCCGGCACAGCGATGGGCGCAATGCGGAAACTCAAGGATGGCGACAACCGCTACATCTACGACCCTGTAGTTGGCGGACCTGACACCATTCTCGGATTCCCTGTCATTGAGAACCCGAACATCGCAGTGCCTGCGCTTGACGCCAAGTCGGTTCTGTTCGGTCACTTCCCCAGCTACAAGGTACGCCTTGCTGGTGGACTCCAGGTGGCTTCCTCTACCGACTACGCTTTCAATACGGATGTGGTTACTTACCGCTTCTTGATTCGCGTAGATGGCGACCTGACTCACGCTTCGCACGTGCGTCACTTCGTTGGAGGCGCAAGCTAACCCAACAATCAAAGCTGGTATCCCCTGGGTTTGTAGGTCATCCCAGGGGATACCTTTTTTGCGTATAGAATGGTCTTATGGCGATAACTAACGGGTACTGTACTCTTGCCGAGCTGAAGGGTGCTCTACGGATTACAGACTCAGTAGATGACACTTTGCTTGAGACTGCTATCAACTCAGCCAGTCGTGCGATTGACGGCGCTTGCGAGCGCACTTTCTACGATGAGGGCACCGATACCCGGTTGTATTTGCCAGCTGATTCATTCCTGACAGAGATTGACGACCTCCAGTCTTTGACCTCACTGAAGACCTCACCCGATGGCGAGACATTCTCGGTCACTTGGACCGCGACTGACTACCAACTAGAGCCACTCAACGGTAAAGCCGGTGGCATCACCACACCATTTACTCGCATTCGGGCTGTGGGCGATTATGTATTCCCATTCTGGGACTTCAATAACGTGAACCATTATGAGGCTACGGTTCAGGTTACAGGCACTTGGGGATTCGCCAGCGTACCTGACGTAATAAATCAGGCTACTATCATCTACGCCATGCGCCAGTTCAAACGGTATGACTCCCCTCTCGGAATCGCCGGGTTTGGGGATATTGGCGCGATGCGCGTCTCCCGGATAGACCCCGACATTGAGTCAATGATTATGCCCTACCGCAAAGTGAGTATGGCTTGAGTATCGCAGACCTACGGAATGGGTTAGCCACCAACCTTGCGACTATCAGCGGGTTGCGGACATCCATTGACATTCCAGACAACCCAAGCCCGCCCATAGCCATCATTGCTCTGGAGACCGTCAGCTACGATGAGGCGTTCCAACGTGGAATGACTATCTACCGGTTCACTATCACTCTGCTTGCTTCGAGGGCATCGGAGCGTAGGGCTCAAGCAAAACTGGATGAATACACTTCCGATGAAGGTGCCAGCTCGGTCAAGTCCGCCATTGAGTCAGATAAGTCTTTGGGCGGGTCTGCTTATGATGTGCGTGTAACTGAAATGAGCAACTACGGTACTGTATCATTGGGGGAGGTAATGTACCTTGCCGCAGACTATGCGGTGACAGTATACGCAGATTAGGAGATGACTGTGGCAAAGTTTGTCGCAACAGATTACAACATCACTGTAGGTGGGGATGACTTTAGCACCAGCCTTGCCTCAGTGACCCTTGACGTGAACGCTGAAGAGCAAGAAACCACCAGCTTTGGTGACGCTTGGCGTGAACGCATTGGCGGGCTCAAAGATGGGTCGGTATCCCTGGACTTCCACCAAGACTTTGGTGCTAGCTCCGTGGACGCCACTCTCTGGCCGTTGCTCGGCACCACGGTAACTATTGTTATCAAGCCGACCAGCGATGCCGTTGGTGCCACCAACCCTACTTACACCTTTGACGCGCTTGTGACGGAGTATCAGCCGTTCGCATCGTCTGTCGGGGACCTTGCTACCCTGTCGGTCTCCTGGCCTGTCACTGGTGCTGTGGTTAGGGCTGAGTCGTAACCATGAACCCATTTGACCTACGAGTAATATTCATTGACGGTTCAGAAAAGGTAGTGACCGCGATTGCGGCTGACCTGGTTGCGTTCGAGACCAAGTTTGACTTGAGCGTTGCCAGACTTCAATCCGAGGTCAGGCTCACCCACTTGTTCTTCATCGCTTGGCATGTGCTCAAGCGGACCGGGGACACCAAGGATGAGTTTGAGAAGTGGATTGAGTCGGTCAATATCGTCACGGAAGCAGAAGCAAAAAAATAGTAGGCCTGGGTGACTCTAGCGTCCATTGGCAGTTAGCAGTCATCTCAGTTGAAACCGGGATTAGTCCCCGTGAGCTGATGGCGTTGGAGCCCAGGATGCTATGGACAATGGGTCGCTACCTCATTGCGAGAAGCCAGAATCAAAGCCGTAAGCGGTAGACTGGTTGTAGGGGTGAGTCATGCTAACAGCGCACGTAGATACAAGCGAACTGAAAAAGCTTGTATCCGAGATGAAGCAACTTGACCCCAATCTGCGTAAGTATTTTGTCAAGGAACTCAAGACTGACCTCCAACCGTTTGCCGACCAGATTCAGGGTTGGATAAACCGTAACGCCA